TACCATTATTCAAAGAAGTGGTAGCTTTAATGACATATGGAGATGATAATATCATGACCGTCAAGAAAGGTTACGATGCGTATAATCATACAAACATAGCACGCGTATTAAGCGAGAGTGACATTACATATACTATGGCAGATAAAGAAGCTGAATCAGTTCCATTTATAGATGGGTCTGAGGCAGGTTTCTTAAAACACAATGCTGTTTGGGATGATGAATTACAGCTTTACAGAGCTAGAATTGAAGAATCCTCAATCAGTAAAATGTTGCATGCACATGGTCGTTCAGCAATTAATGAACAATTACATGCCGCATGTACAATTAAGGATGCACTTGATAAGTATGCACATTTTGGTGATGAAATATACACCAAAAGATGCGCACAACTTAAACAAGTTGCAGAAGAATGCAATATCATTGGACTTATAGGACATTTCCCTACTTACAGGGAGCAGATCCTTAAGTACTGTGATAAGTATTCATGGGCTGAAAACCCATATCCTCCTACTGAAAAGTAGGTGGATAAATTTTTCACAATTTTGATATTGCGTTGGTCACATGCAATAAAAACCAAAGAACCCTAATGAGGTAGTTACGCATCTGAAACAAGGAACTTCCAGCCTTATTTTCGATGACGAAAACTCATTAGTCTTGAACCTTCCTCGAAAGGTACTGTTATTTAGCAGAGTGGCTTGAAACCACGAATAAGAGAAGCTCTGACACGAGTATTTTGATGCGAAAACTTGTGTTATTAAATAAATATGCATTACTAATTTTGAAAATGAAGATGTACTCGATAAGAGTACTCATTTAGGCATTTCTCCTTTGCCTTTAATAAGGAGTACAGCTTACGATCGTATAGCTGCTCTCGAGAGTGATCTCGCGAGAAAATACGGTCATGTGAGGAGATTACAATCTAAACTTAGAATTTTGCAGTTAGAGAATGCACAGTTGAGAGATCAAATGTATATTTCTCAGTCTGCTACAATGAATGTAAGCATGGCTGATGATACTGCGAAAGCAGAGATCACGACTTTTGCTGATGAGTCTGCTGGGTGGAACACTACTGTGCCCACAGCACCAGATTCTACATTCAATTTGGCGAACAATTCTGATAGCGATTTAGGTAATTTTCTATGTCGTCCTATTAATGTGGCGACTTACCAATGGGCTATTAATACTCCCCTTTATGAGGAATTAAACCCATGGACAGCTTATTTAACTAATCCTTTTATCCGGGATAAGATTGCTAATTTTGAACTTTTACGCATGAATTTGCATATGAAAGTATTAATTAGTGGAACACCATTTCATTATGGCAGAGCTTTAGTATCATATAATCCTTTAAGTGGATTTGATCAAGTTACAATAGAACGTGGTCTTGGTGCTGCATTAGATGCCGATTTGGTTGGAGCTTCTCAGAAGCCCCATATTTTCCTTAATCCAACTTTGAATGCTGGTGGAGTTTTAGAAATTCCTTATTTTTATAAAGAGAATTACATTCCACTAACAAAAGCGGGTATTACGGATGGTTTAGGAGAAATTGTATTTCGATCCTTTGGAAATTTGAGACATACTGACGTAGGTAACCCAGTAACCATAAATGTATATTTATGGGCTACTGATGTTACATTAACAATGCCAACTTCCCAAGGACTTCCTGCATTACCATCTCAATCTGGAACTATGAATTCAGGTGATGAGTATGGTCAAGGAATTATTTCTAAACCAGCTTCCGCTGTTGCGAAAGCAGCAGGGATGTTAAAAAGCATACCATTAATAAGACCTTATGCACGCGCTACGGAAATAGTAGCTAGTGGTGTAGGTGATGTGGCACGATTATTTGGTTATAGTAGACCAGCAGTGATTACAGATCCAGTTATTATGAAACCAGTACCTTTGGGTAACGTTTCTAATGTGGATGCTGCAGATCCTGTAAATAAATTAACACTAGATTCCAAGAATGAAGTCACTGTTGACCCTAGGGTTACAGGACTTGAAGGCAAGGATGAGATGGCAGTATTAGATTATGTTAAGAGAGAGTCTTATTTGACTACCTTTAACTGGACTAGTGATGCCGCACCTGGTGATATGTTATTTAATTGTCGTGTAGCTCCAGATCTTTTTAGGTCTGTGAATTATACAACACCAACACTTAGAAAAGAATTACATATGATTCCTGCGTGTCATATGGCGCAAATGTTTAAATATTGGCAAGGTTCAATTAAATTTAGATTTCAGGTAGTTAAATCTGCTTATCATAAGGGACGTATGTTAGTACGATATGATCCTCGTAGCTTAGGTGCTGCCGTGGATTATAACACTAACTACTCTCGTGTTATTGATATAGCCGATGCGGAAGATTTCGAGATCACTATTGGCTGGGGACAACATGTACCTTGGTTAGAGTGTGAAGAAATTGATGATTCCGTTAATTTTTCACCTACCACTAGATTAAGTGAACTTTTTATGCGAGCGGCAAATGGAGTTATTGAACTTGATGTTATCAATGAATT